CCCGCCGCGACTGGAGGGGCAGGGGCTTCCTCGCGGATCTAGACTTCCGCTGCTGACGCTCGGCTCCCAGACCCTTGACTTCCACAGTGTCCCCAGGAGCCACAGAAAGGCCGCCTACGACGTTCTTGATCCGGTCGGCCACGCGCTGGGCTGCCTTCGCCTCGCGCCCCAGGAGGCCCAGCCTGGCCGCCACACGGTCAATGGCTCGCTGGACCCTGGTCGCACCGGCCTGTAGCTGCTCCCCGCCCTGGGTGATTGCCTCCGCCGGGCCTTCCAGATTGACCAGTCCGAGTCCCTCGCGAAGCTCACTTCTGGTGAGATCGGTTTCTCCCGTTCGTGCGGCACGAACTGCACCACGAGCAGACTTCTCTTCCCGGCCCCGATCCCTCGCTTCCTCAAGGTCCCGATCAGCCTGGAGAAACGCTTCGCGGTTTTCGTCGGTCGGCTCGTCGCGATACTCCTTTTTGGCTTGTTCGCGCCGAACCTCTGCCGCTCTGACTTCTTCCTGCCTTGTCCCTTCGCCCAGGTAATTGTCAGCACGCACGATGATGTCTGCGCCACCAACAATATCTCTGACCTCGGCAGCAGCTTCAGGTGCAAAGTGATCAAGGATGTGCAATGCTTCGTGAATACCGTCTGTGATGTATCCTTCTGCCCTGTCTCCCTTCGGGCCCTGCTGAAACAGATACACGGTCGTCGGAGTTGCCGGGTCAAACTGCGCGGAACCTCCGGCGTTGTCTGGCGCGTCGATCACAACTACGTCCACGCCGAACTTCTTTTCTAGGTGGTCTCTGGCTTGCTCGACCGCCTTCGTGCCCTGGCCTCGTTCGACAACATCACCCTTGGTCCGCGCAACGTCTACAGCGTCTCGGACGGTGACCATTTCGGTGCGAACGCCACGGTCCCGATCTGCCTTGACGGTTTGCGCTGCTTCAAGGCGATCACTGTTGCGACTTTGCAGACGCCTGTAGTTGTCGATCTTCCTGTCCTGGGCAGTTGTCTCTTCGATGTTACCATCGGCTTCTGCCTGACGACGATCTTCCCTTGCCTGGTTGATCTTTTCGTCAAGCCTAGACTCTACGTCACGCATCATGTCAATGCGGACCTGTAGAGATTCGTTGTCCATGCCGTCGTAGATTTGCGTGTCTGAGTTCTGCACGACTGCGTGCTTCATCAGCTCGTGGTATCCGCGAGTCTGCCTCATGCGTTCGACGCGCTGCTGAACGGTTTGCGCTGCTGCACCGATACCAGCCATTCCCCCGCCGGTCACGGCTCCTCCGACCATGCCGCCGAAGAATGCGTCCATCAGTTGCATTTCGCGTTCGGCTGTCGGGTCAATCGCCGGAGCAATGCCACGCTCGACGGCTTGGTTCTGTGCAATCTCTGTGACTACTTCTTCGAGACCCTCCACAACAGATGATCCTACAAATGCACCGGCCGGAACTGCGAACCTTGCACCTGTTGCAGTCAGGTACTTTGACAACGCCTGGCGTGTTATGTCCTTCGTGACTCGTTTGCCGAGCCTCTTTGCTGCCATGGAACCGATGCCGAGGAGGACCACGTTTGAGAGTCCTTCAACGCCACCTTCGATTGCAGACATCGTTGCTGCGTATCTTGTGATCTCACCGTCAGTCAAACTGTCAGGAACATCCCAGCCCCCGGCCTTTGCAGAGGCGATGACCTGTTCTGCCATCATCTCAGCTTCGTACTTGTTCATCGAGAACGTGCCTGCAAACGCTCCTGCAAATCCACCGGCTGCACCGCCAATCCTGGCACCAGCGGGTCCGCCGACTACAGCACCGAGACCAGCACCAACGAGGCCGACCCCAGTCATCGGGAGACTTTCGGCGGAGCTTTCCAGATACCGAACCAAGTCTGTGGGGGCTTCGTCTCCTGGCCGCAGGTTCATGTAGAACCCACGCATCGCTGCTGCGTATTGGTTCAGCCTTTCGCCTGTGTCTTCTGAGAACCACCCAATTGGTTCGGCAGCAATGTCTGTGACGCTTGACGCCATGTTGCCAAGACCGCGAACAACTCCCATACCCATGCGGTCAAAGAAGTCGTCACCCATGGTTTCTGCCATGAGCATGCCGACATCACTACTCTGGCGAATGAAGTTAGTGATAGGAGCACGGTCTGCCACCATATCCCCAACGGCTCTACCGGCTGATGCGCCAAATCGTCGGAACGGTGCTTCGGCCAGGTATGTTGACAGGTCTTCTCCTGGACCCTGAGCAACAGGCTTTGGCCTTGAAAGAAAATCATCAAGAGCGTCTGCCTGCATTTCAGACTTGCTCTGGTTGGCCTTCGGAATGTTGTCAAGGTATGAAAAGTCGAACTGGCTCATGCTTGTTCCGTTGTTCGGGTGAAGTCACCGAGACGTGTTGCTTCCTGAACCTGATCTAATCTGAGCATCAAGTGCTTCGATCATTTCTGCGAAAGCCTGCGCCCCTTCGTCCTCTGGTGCCACTGACCTCAAATGTGCGGCGGCACCTGCGTAGTCAGGTGGGGTCTGTTCAAGAAGGTCTTCCATCTTTGAATCTCTGCGGGTTGTTCTCAGGTAATTGGCCGCACGCTCGAATGTGGAAATCAGTTTTGTCTTCGCCGCGTCAGATTCTGTTTTTGCTGCGCTACGTTGCATCGAACTGACTTGCTCTGATGCGAACCTGCTGCTTGCTTCCTGCTGGGTTTCCAGGTGGTGCGGAATGGCAGCAAGACTGTCCATCATGCTCTGCTGTACACGGACATCGAACTCAGGGTTGGAGTTTCCGTTGTACCGAAGTGCCTGCTGCACGATCTGTGCAACGTCAGCCTCGGTCAACGGCGCGACGTATCCATTCTCGGCCAGGTAGGTCGAAACGCTGGACAAGAAGTTGGGCATTGAGCCACTGTCGTCCGGGCTGCCAGGGAGTGCTGCTGTAAGCGTTCTGCCACCACTGACGGTCGCTCCTCTAGTCAGTTCGTCAAACATGGCGTTGTAGAAGCGGCGGGCCAGAGCTTCGTTGCCCTGGAGACGCTGCGAAAGACTAACCTGTGTATGCGCTCCACTCGGAGTTGCAAGAACACTTTGTACGACTCCTGTGTTCTGTGCGGCCTGGTTCAGCTCGGACAGACGTTCTTGTGCATGGCTGGCATTCATTCCCATGGACTCGACGGCAGACTTCAGAGCCTGCTCACGCTGCCTGATGGCAGATTGCACAGCCGCCTGGTTTCTTTGGGATCGCTCTGCCAGGAGGTTTCCGGTCAATGCCTGGACAGCCTGCGCTGCCTTCTGCTGGCTTCCGCGCTCGGCCCGCTGAATATCAATGACTGCCTTCGCCGCTTGCATAGGATTCTGCTGGAACGCCTCAGTCATGAGAGAACCAAACAGACCTCCGTACTGTGGCACCAGGTTTTCCAAAGCTCGTTCGAACTTCGGTCCCAGCTTCATAGCTTGATCCTGCCGGCGTGCTTCGGCGACTGCGTGTTCCCTGGCTTGCTGGCGGAAATCTGCTCGCGCCTTCAATGAAGCCATCCAGGTAGGCATCGAGACCATCATCACGCGCTTTTCGCCAGACTTGGTCGTGAAAGACACTGCTGGCTTGCCACGCACTGAACCAAAGTCGAGGGCTTCGAGTCCAACAGGGTCTCCGGTGTCCAAAGACTTGAGTGCGCGTATGTCGGTGTAGATGCGTTCATCCTGGCTGGCTCGGCCATTCAGGATGCGCTCGTCGTCAGTCATCTCTGCAACAACCCCTGTCTGAGGTGCAACAGATCTGTTGGGTTGTCGTGGAGTGTTCATCATATTCCTGGGGTAGGTTGGGGTTCGGGGGAATCAACAGGAAGCTGCCTGCGTTCCTCACTGATACGAATGTCGGATGGTTCAGATTCTGGTTCGTCTGACGTGGTTGTGACAGCTTCAACAGGACCAGCAATGACGCCGTCGGCAATGCCCTGGTTGGACGCTGGCGCAGTAACTGGGGGCTGTGCCAACATCTCAAGTTCTTTGGGTGCTGCTGACACAAATTCCATGCTGTCAAACTCAGCCATTCGCCGTTCCATTTCGACGATACGGTCGAGCTTCATGCGGTCGGTCAGCGGCTCCATGGACGCGCCCATCGCTGCCCCCATGTTTGACGCATCAGGGTGCTGGCTATTGGCTAACCCAGCAGCAATTCCCTGGGCAAACAGCCCAAGGAAGGTGGGAGATGCGGAGGGAGTTTCCGAAGCTTCTGGAGTTTCCTGGCCCTCTTCGTCCTTGGTCTTTGCGTTTAGGGAGAAAATTGCTGCTGGGTTTCTGCTCATGTCACCGCTTCTTCTTCTTGGTCGTGGTCTTCTTCTTGCGTGCGGGAGCCTTGCCCGACATGCTCATCTTGTTCTTCTTCGGCGGTCGCCCGCGCTTGCTTCCGTAGGTTCCAGGTCCGTAAGGCATGAATAGCCTCCTTGTTTCGTCCGTTGCCACGTCAACGGCACATTGTGAAAAAACGTGGTCTACTTCCCGGTCTTTCTCATCGCGGACTTGTGTGCTTCACCGAATGTTTTTCCTGCGCGCATTGACTTTCGCATGGCAGCCATATGTGCCTTCGTGTGATGCTTCGCGTGCCTTTTCAGAGTGTCTTCCTGACGCTTCGTCAGTCCTGTCTTCTTAGCTGTCTTCTTCGCCGTCTTTTTCATCAGCAGTCCCACTTTCTCAGCGACTTGTTGATTCTGGAGTTTGGGTCACGAGCAGTCTTGCTGCTGGTGTTTTTCGCTTTCATACCCTTCATCCTGGCACAGAAGCTCTTCCGTCGCGCAGCCTTCTTCGGGCTCTTCTTCGCCGCCTTCTTGCTGACGGGTGGCTTGAGAGTCCCACCTGTCTGCTTCTTGTAGCTGGCACGCCCTTTGGCATTCAGTCCACCAGAAGGGTTCTTTCCTTCCTTGCGTTGCCATGCTGCGCTTTTTTTCTTCTTCGCCATGCTACTTCTTCCGTTTGGCTGTCTTCGCTGCTCGCTTGAACTGCTTTGCGGTGGGCCTGCCTTTTTCGCCGGGCTTCCGCATTTTCTCGCCAGACCCGGCAGCGATACGCTTCCGCTTGGCGTGTATATTTGCGTAGAGACCTGTTTTCTTTTTCTTAGCCATTTTGTGTTATCCTCCTGCTGCCATTGCCCCACCTGCCGCGCCCGTGCCTGCACCTGGACCGCCCAGGTATCCCGCAACTGCGCCAAGGCCAGCACCAAACAGAACCGGACCAAGGTTGAATCCTGATCCCACGTTTGCCGCACGATCCATGCCGATTCCTAGGCTGTTCTGTGCCATGTTGGTTTGTCCGCTGAAGATGTTGCCAGCCATGTTGCTCATGCCACCGAATTGCGCCATCGTGAACGCCTGGTTCATGGACCCTACTGTCTGTGCCATCGTTGTATTGGCGTTCAGTATGTTGGCACCGACCTGCGCGTCTGCATTGTAGAGAGAAGCAGCCTGGCCGCCGACCAGGTCGGACATCATCATGCGTTCGCGTTCACTAAGAAGACCAAGGTCCAGGGCACCACGACGTTCTACCGCGTTCACCGCAGATTGCCCGAACGACGTGTTCCCCAAGCCCGTGAATGCATTGGCCGCTACTGTCTGTGCTCGCTGCGCTTCGACCCCTTGGCGGATCTCTTCGCGGCTTGCGTCGAAACCTTGGCCAATGAGTTCGCGCTGCTCTGCGAAGGATGCAAGCAAACCTTCTCTCGCTTCACGCAACGAGTCGCGATACCCGCTCACAGAGCTTTGGAACATGCTGGTGTATGCGTCAATGTCCGAGTCGCGCTGTCCTGCCAGGAAGTTGAACGACGCACCCATCAAGGTCTGATAGTTCTCAACAAACCCTGACATCTGAGACTCGAAGCGACTCATCGCTTCCTGCATCATGCGATCGCGTTCGCTTTCGTCACCAAATAGATCACCCAGGAAACCCATGTCCTAGCTCCTAACCGTTCTGACCGGGCCACCCGGCTCGATGTCTACACTGATGTCTTCGATAGCCCAGGACCGACCAGTGCTGGAGATTTGAAAGTACAAGTCCGTCTCACGGATACGCATGCGAAGTGAGTTGTTGAGACCTGTGCGTAGATTGTGCGTCGAAATAGGTTCTGCCGGGTCCGTGTCAATCGATCCCGCAAGTGACAGAAAACTGACGTTGGTTGGCGGATCCACAGCAAGAAAGTCTGCGTCGTAGATTTTCCCAGGGAGGGAGTTGTAGTTGTTCTTCTGAAAAATCGCGCCAGTGTCGTCGAGGTTACGAACGACCCATACCTCTGTGTTCTCCTGAAAGAGAACCCAGTTGTCTGGTCCAAAGAATGTCAACGCGGCGTCGTCAGTCTGACGCAAGTATGTACCCGCAGGAGACGCAGCGTATCCACCGCGCAGCTTTACCGTAGTAGTGTCGTCTGACATTTCGTCGTCGGGTGTGCTGGAATTCACAGTGTCTTCGCTGGTTCCAGGAAGGTCTATGAAGGTGGCGTCTGTTTGCCCTGAGCCATTGTTCGATTCGTTTGTGCTGAGGATGTTGTCTGTCACCTGCACGTTCTGGTCTGCGACGTCAGAGATCTCGACTGCTGTGATGTCGAAGATCGACAGAGTCGCGATGTTTGTCGAAAACTGGGTCGAGGTCGTTTGCCCGGCCACGGTCGCCTGCGAGGAAGTGAGGTCTCGGACCTGTGCCGTTGTGGGCATCCCGGATGCAAGGCCGCCCTGGTCGCCTGTAGTCTGAACTTCTGTATCGCTTTGCAAACGAACACGAACATCTCTGAGCAACACGCGCTGGCTGATGTCTGTGTTGATGGGTCCAAGCATCACACGGCAGTCGATGTCAGCAGGTGTTTCTGACACAGTCCAGGACGCCGAGTCCGTGACCTTCAATCCGTCCTGGGGATACACGCCGTTGGCAGGCTGTGCCGATATCCGTCCTGACGTTCCGCCAAGCCAGATGGTCTGTCGGTCATTGCTGTAGGGCTTGAAGGTAGCTGCACAAACCGGATTCGGGTTGTTGCTGTCAGCAATGTCGAAGGGCCACCAGCTCTGCGTGTTCACGTCGTATGCCGCATGGCGGCTGGATTCGTCCTGGTTTTCTCTGCTCAGGAAGACCTGGAGGACACCCTTGCCTTCGTCGTACACGGCCAGGACTTCGCCCAGGTCGTCGAGCTGCGTCCTGGAGAACAGTCCGTCCAGGGCACCTGCGCTGATGCGGTCGCCACGATTGATGTCGAAGTCGTTCGGCTTGACGTGGTACACACCATCGTTGGCAACGACGTATGCAGACTTCTCTGGCCCAGCGCAAACAGCTCGTGGCCCAAACGCACCGACATCGCGGGACAGTTGTGACAATGCTGTGTCCCCGAAAACCGGGTCGGCGTTCATGTACGCCATGCTGTCCTTGCCAGCAATCAGCAAGCCGGTCGTGCCGAACGGGAACAGTGCAGTGATGCGGTCGCCAAGGATGGCGTACTCCGGGGAGTTGCCTCCTGCTATGCCGCCACCGGCTCCAGATGTTGCTGCGTTCCACTGGTTCGGATCACCGACGGCAGAAGCAACCCACACGTTCGGAGTTGTCGCGAATCCTGCCAGGACAATCCTGGATCCCCAGACCTGCATGATGGTCGCTCCGTCCGGTCGCACAGACGTGGCGGCGTCTTTGTCGTAGATCTGGCTTGCGGTTTCACCAGACGGCGGGTTCGTCCTGTACTCCCACCAGTGTTCCAGCACAGGGGTTTGCTGCGTCAGGTCAATACGGAAGTAGTCCGTACCGTCAGCCAGATAAGCGTACCCGCGCAACATCTTCGCCTCGATGCGTTTCGCGGAGGTACTCAATGTCCCAGGGATTCGCCAGGTTGCTCCTGTGCCACCTGTGAAAGCGTTGTTTGCGACCGTGGTGTTGGCAAGGTCGCTTGTGATTGCTGTGTTTCCCAGGGCACCGGCAGTTGCCTGGGTGATGTTGACCTTCGCGCTGTTGGATCCGTCTACAGCAGCGGTGATCGTTCCGTTGTGTCCAGCACTGTTGTTGATGCACGCAACCAAAGATGTGGCTGCATCAGCGGCTGAACCACTCCGGTTGAATTCACGAGCACTGAGATCCTGAGCATCTCTAGCTGTGTATACCTTGGAAACCTGCGGGTCAGAGTTGTCTATGAGGGTAATGCTCTGGCCCACAGCGGGAAGACCACTGAACGTGATTGACGAAGTAGCCGCCACTGGAACATGGTTGCCCAGGGCGGTTCCCTGTGGTCCGTTAGGAGCGGCGTCGTAGACCTTGCCACCCTGGATGATCAGGATTCTCTGGACAAGGCTACCGTTGCGATACACCTCATACGGAAGCATGGCCTGGATACGAGTAGCGTTTCCGCCGGTCGTCACGTCAGCAACAGCACAGAATCCCTGTCGAGTGCCGATGCGGAGCCTGCGCTCGAACACGTCGAACGGCATGACATTGAGGCACGACTTGGTGTAGTCAGAGCTTCGTGCGCGGTAGCTTGCCTGGTCGGTGTAACCGCGAAGAGGTTGTGTGAGAGGTGTGTAGGTCATGCAGGCTTCACATAAACACGAACGTCGCACCTGTATCTCAAAAATTGAGACGTGATGTTCACTAGACCTAGGTTCCAGGTGCCAACTATCTTTTTCCCCAGGAACTGATCAAACCCTTCTACTCCAGACGGGTTGGTTCCAATTTCGATGAAGTCGCCATTTTGACTAGTGTCATAAATCGTTGGCACACTTTCGCCTGGTAGTTGTTCTTGCCTCACTGGGAGGTTGTATATCGGAGTCACGCGGTTGTCTTGCCATGCGTTTCCGAGAGAATCTGTCGCAGCAAAGTGGTCATGATAATCTGGCACGCTTTGGTTCGGGTAGTCGCTGTCTGCTCTGTACGGACTACTCTCCCCGCTGCTCGTGTTCTTCGCCCAATGCACCATTGAGCCGAATCCCCATGAAGGTGCGCGGCTGTCGAATACGAACTTCCTATTTGTAGCCGTGCCATAGAACTGGTCGGAACTTATCTTCTGAAATGGCTTCTCACCTACCATGGCAAGAATCGTGGTGCCAAGTCCTTCACTTCCAGGACCATCCGGTGCTTGCAAGGTTAGACCTATATTTCGAAATGTCCCGCTTGCATTTCTTGTCACAAGGTCCAGCACAATTCGTATCTGCCCGATCGTGCTGTTTGCGTCTACATCAGGCGAAATACTTGCATCGACGGTCGTTGAGGTAGTGAAAGGACCTATGGCACCATTGTGATCTAGGGAAAGCATTGGATCACCACTAGTGTGACCGACAGATGGAACCAATTCGATCCAGCCGTCTGCATACGGTTCTGTCCCCCCTACGAGCACATCTGAACCGTCGCGGACGAACTCGTAGAACCCAGTCGAGATACGGTCCCATTCGCCGCCTGTGTAGACGTACCCTTCCTGGGGGGCTTTCCATGCAGAGGAGTCGCGCACATACGGTGTGACTTTCCCGGAGTTGTCTGACAAGTCCTTGACGCCACCGATCTCTCCCACAGCAATACCTGCACCGCTCGTTCTTTGAACGTATGGGATCGACTTGATTGCGTTCTGGGGACCAGGGAATGGCATGGTCAACTAGCCCTATAGAAAATGTCGCCAGCGAGCGGGTTGCTGAACTCTCCACCAGTTGGTGCTCCTGACCCACTGTTCACTACGACCGACTTCGCCGAGTTCGCTCTGACATAGGCAGCGTTCGCCGCTTCGGTGTGAGCCGCGTCGTGGCCTTCCTGGGTTGACGTAGCCACGGTGGTTGTGGCATTGGTCAGGTCTGCTGTGCTTCCTGTCTTTGCGAACGTGATTGACCCAGACGTTCCGCTATTTCCCATCGTCAGGGTTGTGATGTGGGAAGCGGTTACCAGGGTGGTCGAAGTCCCGACGTTTGCAGTGGTCAAAGTGTCGTGCTTCAGGATTGATTCGCCCGCTGCATCAGTAGCGTCCACTTTCAGTATCGCTGTAGCTGCGGCACCTTCGACCGTTACCGCAGGAGCCTTTGCTGTCCCGGTGAAGATAGGGTCGGCCTTCGAGGCGTAGTTCGTAGTCGCATCCCCGTTTGTCGCGCACGTCCCTGGCGCGAATGCGTAAGGCAGTGCGCTCCACACCGTTGATCCGTCACCAATCTTGATGACAGGAGTGTTCATGGTTGTGTAGACCGACGCACCCGCGTCGTTTGTTGTACGCAACCCCATCTCGCCTGGCTGGAGAGCTGGGTCGTTCGTGTTCCAAGCAGCGTGGGTGTCGCGCCTGGTTTGAATCCTGTAGATAGGCATCAGTCGTCGTCCTCGTCTTCTTCAATCTCGATTTGCTGATCAGCGTCCAGGGGAGTTCCGCCCCAGATCAAACCATGCTTGATGTCTTCGATCACTCCGATGATCGAGTAGTTGTCCATGTCAAACTCGACCTGCCAACAATCGATGACCCTAGTGAGCTGTTCCTTCATCTTTTCCAGGGGGGTTCTCATCGTGGCATCTCCCTCAGTTCTGCTGTCCAGGACTTTCCCGAAATCCTTGACGGCTTGTCCCATACTGCTTCGACAATCGCCATACCAGCGTTCCAAAGGCTCGTGTCCTTCCGCTTCATGTAGTCTGGCTTCAGCGGACCACATGTCCCGACGTTCATGTTCCAGTAGGGCAACATGCATTTCGACGACCGCTTGGCTCTCGTCGGCGAGACTGGGCGATGAGTGTGCCCACGGATCGTCAGCGCATACGGGGTCCACCCGCAGGCTCCCACCATCTGCAAGCCCTCGATCTCGTCGCTGTTCGCTCCGGCGTCGAACCCGTGAAAGAGGTGTACCTGACCTACCCGATACACACACCTGGCCGACTTCTCGTATGGAAGCCAGTGCCACTTCTTGAATTCCTCGCCGAACTCTGGGTGCTTGCGCCAATCGACCAAATCGCGGACGGCGCGATCGATTCGCCTGGGGTCTTCGGCCAGGATGTTCGCATCGTGGTTGCCTAAACAACAGACCAGCCTCGTCGATGAGGGTACTTCCGCACGGAGTGTCCGTAGGAAGTTGGATGAGAATCTGTACTCGTCCGACAACGAATGGGAGGCTTCGCTTGGATGGACGCTCGCGGCGGTGCCATCGTGGAGATCCCCAAGATGAACCAGATGAGTCACCCCATCGATTGTTGTCAGTTGATCCAGAATCCATTGGTGTGTCTCAGGTGGAGTGAATGGTGCGTGTGTACAGGAGAACGCCACGATCTTTGCCATTTTCTTGGACATTTGTCACGGCTTCTCCTCGCTCCGCACTTCATTGAATTTGATCAATGCTCCAGCTACTTCGTGCGCTGTCCGTAACGCCTTAGTTCGCAGCTTGTCGGCGGTCCTGGTCATGGCACAGGCGTCTGTTCTTATACCGTCCAGGCTTGATTTGACCTGTCGTAGTTGCTTGTTCATCTGGAGTAGGTTGTTTTCGATTGCACTCAAGTTCTCTCTCTCTTTGCCCTGACGCTTTGCCAGAACATGCCATCACGTCGTACCTGGAATGAAGAGATCCCAGTAGTCCGTGTTCGTCGGAACCTTGTTGGTGTTTCCGGCAGTTCCCAGGGCGATGTAGACACTGTTGTTGTATCGCACCAGGTCGTCCTGGGTGTACGTCGTCGAGCTAGACCATTCGCTGCGCCACACTAGGTTGTACCCCGCTGAAACGCCGACCTGGCTGATGCCCAGGTTCTGGCTGCCGTTGTCATCTAAAAAAAAATTCCGCGCCATGGGCAACACACCCAGGTCGTTCGTGCTGACTCCGTCCTTTCGCAACGCTTGGTCAAGGAGGGTTCCCTGATCAATCATCGCAAGACGCTGGTGCGTCGATCCGTCCTCGCCGCCCTCTGCAATTGCACGGACGTATTCGATGAGCAACTGATCGCAGTACCCAGGTACAGGAGCTGTGACGGTGTCGGCTGTTGCCGTTGTCCAGGCAGGCCAGGACTCCCTGTACCGGACGAACACCGCATCGTCCTCTGTAGCCGATGGAGTCGGGAACAGGTCAAGCCTGGGCGTAGGTAGGCCAGAGTCGGTATAGGGTGTCCTGGTCAAAGTTGCGACGTAGAACAGGCTGGTCTTCGCGTTGCTGCGCTTGAACTCCTCGAACGTTGCCGGAGCGACCAAGTCGATCGTGAACGACAAGCTGTTGCTCGACTTGATCGACATGATCTCGCCTACGTTGATCGTCGCGCCTGACCCATCCGTAGCCAGGCTGATGAAGTCCTGGTCCTTGGTCAGGTCAAACCCCCCAGCAGTTCTCTCACGGAATCGCCATTGGCGGGAGAAAAGGTGCTCCCCCGCCGCGTTGACAATCTCAATCAAACGCTGATCAACTGTCACCCCGGATGCTGTGGAGGGAGACCCACCGACCGCGAGGCGTGCGTGACCTTTTAGTTGTCCGAGCGTAATTGTCATGGCGTTCCGTTGAGAGAAGGGAGGAATCAGGCCGACCAGATTGCTCCAGAACGGCCCGAGAGGGTGTTCCGCTATCCGAGGCCCTTGTAGCCAACCGAGCCCTTGTATGCGTCCACATACACCCGGATCGTGTCGCCGGGCGACCCAGCTTCGAGTGCCATCACTTTGCCGCGTCCGTCAGCGAGCGAGGAATGTGAGCTAGGCTTCCAAGCCTTTTCCCATTTGCCCTTTGCAGATGCCTCACTGATGTACCCAACGTCGATGGGGTCGCCAACTGAAACAGTCAGGGGTGCGTGGGACGCAGTGGTTTTTCCCACGGCGTAGCTAAATGACATGTCCGCAGTTGAACCCAGGGTGATAGTGGTCACACCTTGGAGCATCACACGGACAGGGGCAAAGGTGTTCTGAGCCATCGCAGCAATGCGGGTGGCCTGGAGGTCGTCGTCAAGGAGCACACCGACTGGCCCGACACTGGCTCGGTCCAGGGTCAGGTGCTTGCATGCAATCATATCCAGGTTGCCCTTGTCGATTGTCAACGTGTTCAGTCCGCTGTTCACTGACGGCGAGAGCACGGTGTCATCCAACAGGATGGGGGATCCCGCAAGCACGTCTGTGTTTTCAACGACGCGAACACACTGAATGATCACGTCGTCAAAGTTGAACCCGATTGGAGGTGATGTCGTGAACATGCAATCCGATCAGAAGGCGTTCGTGAAACCGCGACCAAAGGCATCAATGAGAATCGTGGCTTTGTCACCCTGAAGTGCTCCGCCTGTTTTGATAACCAACCCACACGCGAGATCGTTACTTGCTGGCTTGTCAAACTGCCCGTTCGCGTCGGGCATGATCTGGGTCATAAGATTGCCCAGGTTGGAGGTTGACTGGCCGCCGCGCTCGACTTCCACTGCACCGACCATCACGACTTCTCCGTATCGTCCGGCCCGGATTACGGATTCGGTCGCACCGATGGGCGCGTGGGTTGTTTGCTCGGCGGTGCCTGCGACCTGGACGGAAGGCACATCCGTGTCGTTGAAGAAGCTGGTGACCTTGACCAGGCGGTTGGCCGGGATGTCCGTCCCGCTCGTGTTCTTTGCCTGGATCACGATCCTGTCGAACGCGATCCCCTTCGGTGGCTGTACGGATGCAAGCATGCGTTCTCCGAAAATCACCCAGGGGGAGGAAGTCCCCCCCCTGAGCGGTGAAAGAGATGTTGGGTCAGAGGCTCTGCGAGGAGAAACCGGTGATGCCGTCGAAGAGAACCTGGGTCAGATCAGTGTCTGACGCAGATGCCCCGAGAGCAATGCCGACAATCTTGCCAGTTGTGGTGCCGCCGCCTGCTGGGGCTGCGATCACATCAAGATTGCCAGCGTGACCGGCTGATGCCATCAGTGCGTTGCCAGCAGCGACTTCACTGTCGCAGGTTGCAGCAAACTGCCCCCTGACGCCAATGTTGCCCTTCGCACCAGCAGCCACATCAGCCAGAGCAATGCCCATGAGGACACCGGCTCCGTTGAGTGCAGCAGTTGACTTGGTGCATGCGGCGTACTCTTCGTTTGCCAGAGTAAACTCCACAAGGTTGCCCTTGGAAAGCGCGTCCGTGCAAGTAACCTCGACGACCTGGTTCTCGAATTCGAGAGCTGACGGTCCTTGTGTCATGACGAGTGCCATGGATCAATTCCTTTCTGCTCGGATCAGGCGACCGGAGCAATGATTCCGTGACGCTGACGCGACCGGGCCATGAGGTTCCACCAGGTGTCGCAGAGCACGATGCTCGTGTACGGCTGGTTGGGGTGACGCATGACATCCGACTTCTTGAAGAAGTGGCGGCCATGGAGGACGCAGGAGAGGTACTCCGCGTTGATGAAGTAGTACCGAGCACCAGGGCGTTCGGCATCCGCTTCGTTCGCGCTGCTGGTCGAGCCAGCGTAGTCATCCTTGGGGTACATGGCAGCGGTGTCGAGCTTTGAGACGTACCGAAGCGGGATACCTGCGTAGCTGGGCTGCGCGTATGCCGGATCCTGGGGAGACACGAGACGATCGTTCTCGTTGCGAAGCTGGTCGGTGTACTGGTTCAGACCCTCACGCGAACACGCAATGATCTGCGAACGCATCGAGGCGTTGTCGAAGTACTCGGAGAACTGAGCAGGTGCCTGATATTCGCACTTCAGGAACATGTCATCGAAACAGTTCAGGAGACCACCGACCGGAACCGAGGTGTTGCCGTCAGCATCATCGACACTGTCGTCGTCGGTGACGATGTTGGCAGCGTTGGTGGCAGTGACTGCAACCTGGCTAGTGCTGGGCAGGTTGCCCTTGCTGTAGAACGCGATCTGGTTCGTCCAACGAGGCTCGTCGAACGGGTCAATGCCCATGATCGAGGAGTAGCCCCTAGGCTTGCCGCCACCACGGACTTCACCGAGCTGGGTGTTTGCCGAACTGGTGATGATCTCGTTGATCAGAAGTGCGAGCGGGAAGGGCTTGCTTCCAGTCGCATTCTCGATCTCAGACTGATCAGCCACGGGGTCAGCGAAGAGCGAAGCTTCCATCCCGTTGATCAGGGAGGTGGTCATCCGCTGTTCCTTCTGCCGCTTCAGCCGCTTGTAGACGGACTTGAGCCCGTCTCGGCTGAGACCCTCGCCAGCGTTCAGCTCGATCTCGTGATCGGTGAACGCCATGTGGTCAACCGCGAATCGCCAGGGCGCACTGATCGTGTCGATGACCTGGGGGTTGCGGTAGCTGAACGTCGCGTTCGGCTTGTAGAACTCGAAGGTGTTGGAAGCGTCGAGCATCAAGGCGTCCTTGATCTCGGCTCCACTCTGGACGTTGGCTCCGGTTCGGCCACGAGCCAACTCACCCCAGAGGTAGTTGCGCTCGACCGCTTCGTTGACCAACACGTCAGGCCCGGTCAGATATGCCGGGCCGGTGCTCGCGATGAAATCCGCGAACTTTGAAAGTGCAGTGCCACTCATTGGGCTGCTCCGTTTCTATTGAATCGGGCAGATCAAGGGTTGAAGTCTGCGAGAATCCGGTCCAGTGCCAGGTCTTCTTCCTGTTCCCGCGTGAGAGGCTTCTCAGGGATTGGAGTCTGACTGGGCGGTGTGATTTGAGAACGACGTCTGGGCTTCTTGGCTTCAGGCTTGTTCTCGAACACGGGGCCGAGGACTTCTCGCGAGGCTTTGCCGATGAGATCTGCCACGCTTGCGAACGTACCTGGAGACTCGCTTCCCATTTCGTTGGCCTTGGCGGTGATCTCAGCACGTTGCTCGGCGGTCAGTCCGCCACGCTCGACTGCGATGTCACCGAGGGCGAACGCGATGGATTCGCGAAGCTCCGACTCCTGCCGGACGTTACTGAGTTCCTGGTTCAGCTTGTTGAGCTGGTCCCGAGTTGCTCGGATAGGATCCGCCAGTTCGTCGCCGTAAATCTCAGCGACTTGCCCCAGGTCATCCTGTTGGGAAGCCTCGGAGTCCGCAGCGTGGTCGGTGTTGCCGGTCGGCTGCTTATCATCAGCACTGTTGGTGCCATCCCGTAGATCGGATATCTGCTGCTTTAGTTCGCGCATTTCTGCCGAGAACTTGTCAACCGCTTGCTGGCGGGACGCAGCTTTGCTCACCCAGGCGTCAACTGCCTCGTCGCCAAACTTCTCGCGAAGGGCGTCGGCAAACTCCTGGGGCACGTTGTCTCGTTTCAGTACAGACGCAGGGTCTACGGGTGTTGTCGAGTCCTGCTCTGAGGTTTCTTCTTCCTCGTACTCGTACTCCCATTCCTCATCGTCCGCCGCGTCTTCGGCCTCTTGTTCTTCTTCAGAAGATGGTGGGATGTCAGTCGGCTCCACCATTTCTTGGGTGTCCAGGTCGTCCCCCAGGATCTGGTCAAGTGCTGCGTCCTCTTCCTGTTCGATGGTCAGCTTGTCGTCGTCGGTCATGTCAATCCCTTTCCAAATTGTGCCTGGCCTTCACTTCACGCTCGTGCCACCTAGAGCGAATGATTGGTTGACCCAGCTTGTTGGTTTCTGCGCCTTCCAGGTTCCGGGGAAGGCTTCGCGAGACATACGGGTAGTTCTGCGAGACGTTCGTGACTGCCGCCGAGACCTGGGGGAGATCGACACAGCGTCGCCAGGGATCTCCGTTCACCTCGATGACCGCACCAATGGGTACGACCTCTCGCATGCTGAACAGCATTTCCTGGATCTTCCCCGTGTGTTCGTTCTTGAACGTGTACGCAGGCATGTCTACCTTCCGATCGCTCCCCGCCCACCACCTGCGCTGACGCCGCGCATGTCGTTTGCCATGAGAGTTCCCATGTCGCTAGGTGTTCCTCCAGGTGCAGCACCTCCGGTGCCGGGAGCAGGTGCCGTCTGGGCTGCACCTGGAGTACCCACCACGTCCTTCAGTTGTGGCATGTTGAGCTGGTCCCCGATCATTTCGAGGAGACGGTTCCAGCGAACAAACGGCATGGCCGGTACGGCCTGGCCGACCTGAAGGACAAGCTGGAGCAGTTCGAGGGCTCGCTTCTGCTGAAGGGCCTCGCTCGTTCGCTCCAGTGAATACGCGGAAACTCGAACCGCGTATGACTCAAAGTCTTCCTCGAACACTCCGCCCCGGAACGTCGTGCCAACCATGGCCCGGTCGGCTTCTGCCCTGGACAGAGGCATCTCGATCTGGTCATCGTGGTACATGTACCAGGCGACTGTGTACATCATCTGGTCGATGGCTTCAGCGAAGCACCGCTGCATCCAGGAGATCCGAAGGCCGGAGCTGGTCGCGGCGGTCTGGACCTCCGTCGCGGTTGCATCCCCGGTCACCAGACCTCGGATCACTTCGTTCATACCAGTCAGGCGATCGAGCCTGTCCTGGGTCATCGCGGTGTACTGAATCTGCTGCTGAGTGACGCCACCGACCTCGATGGGAACGACCCGGTCGCGGTCGATGTTCTCGACCGGAACGACGTGGAGGTCCGGGCTGTTCGCGATGTCCTGGGCGAGCTTCGTGCCCCGCGAATCCACGAGCACCAGGCGTCGATACGCGCCCGCTGCGCTGTGCATGCTCTTCAGGTGGCTGTTCAGCTCCTGGAGCAGCCCCTGTGCCGCCGTGAGCGTCCCGAGGGGATAGACGTCACCAGGGACGGTGTACGCCCCCACAAGCGTGTACGGGCCTGTGGATGGTCCGTAGTACGGCTCCGGCTCTGCGCTGATGACGCGGAAGTCCTCGCTGGCGGTAGAGGCCAGGCGGATCAGCACGCCGTTGTAGAGGTGCTGCTGCTCTGGTATCTCCTCCGTGTCGCCGTCAGGGACCCAGATCTCGGTCACGATGACCTCTTCCCGATCCGGCACGTTCCGGCCCGATCTGGAGGAGATTGTTCCCTCGCTGCCCATGTCGTCGTCGGAAGCCTGGAGCCCTTCAATGGCCGCGACGTCCAGATACGGGTCGTTCTCAGCACGGTCGAGAAGGTCGTCCAGGTCTGTGACATACTGGTGGCCGACGTATCGTGCATCGCTCAAGTCGGTCGCCGCCGGGTCGATCACGAGTCGGTCAGGTGCAATGCGGTACACCCTAGGGGTTCTTCCGCCGTGACCTGGCTCGATTCGCCGCATCGACTCCACCGGCTCCGGGGTGACCATCGCCGCGCCCCAGGTGAAGATCATGTCCACCGCGATCCGCTCGATCGTTCGGCGCAGGTGCGACCTG